GCCTGACCCAAGGCGCTCTTACGTGAAGTAATATCCCAATCTCCAGATCTAATAAATGCATCAATAGAAGTTGTGCCTGTACTTTTGACTTGATCAGTTCCTACTTCATGAGCATAATAAATAGTAGCTCCATATAAATTTGTAATACCTAATATCTCTGGAAATACAGGTGTGTCAGTTTTATCATATTCTGTTGCGTAAGGAGCATTAAATACCCCTTGATCTTGATATGTAGTTCTAGCTAATGATGAAGTAGTCCAAACATTTTCTGAGTAATTGTAAGTCACACATCTATCAACTTGAGTAGATCCATTTTTTGGATAGAACCAATTTATTTCTGTGTATAAAGTATTAGGTGAAGAATAGATAACATCTCTTGAATCTAAATTAATTCCTAAATTATCTCCATCTGTACTAAATACAAAATCTTCTACAAGTGATGGTAATGATTTAACTGTACCATCATAAGCAAAAAAACCACCTTCAGCTGACATCCACCAGACAGCACCGTTTGCATAAGATATAGCGTGTTGACTAATACATCCACAGTTAGTACCAACTTGTCTAACAGAAAAAGTAAAAGGGGGACCAACAAATTGAATTACATAAGCTGCAACATCTGTTGCTACAAAGATATAATCTTTACCTTGGATGGCTGCTCTAATTTCATTTCCACTGTCTAATCTAAAAGTCCCTGCAGTATTAGTTGCTGTAGGTGTATATACATTTAAATCTTCTTGATTAGAAAATCTTACAAACATAGGGTCTTGTGTTGAAGGATCACCTATAGTTGTTTCTGTTCCCATGTGAAATACATGTCTATCTCTGTCAGACACAATAGAAATTCTAGTGGCTGTTGGATTGTTTGTTGTTTGAAAATTGCTTGTAGATTGTGAAGCTCTTACAGCTCTAGGCCCTGTTGCTCCAGCATTCCAAGTAAAAGTTTTACCATTAAATATAGTTGCAACCAATACTTCACCAAAGTTATCTAGGCTCCAGTTGCCTGGATCCAGAATCACATTACTAGTTGCACTTTCAGTTCCCCATGTGCTAGATCCCCATAAGTCCGTACCCCAACCATAACCTACGGTTTGAAAAGTAGGACCTACTTCAACATAAGGATTAACAGTTGCAGCACCAGCTGCTGTCATACCTGAACCTCCTTCATTCCTAGAAGCTTGTATTGTAAATTTGTCTATATCAGGGACAGTTAGTATTTCATAAACTTGTTGTAATTCTGTAGGTGTGTAGTCGGAAGCACCTGTAACAGTCACACCAGATAGTGTCACATATCTTCCCTTAGCTAAACCATGAGATCCTTTATTTATAGTTACAGTATTTGAACCATTAACAGTTGTTATAGTGCATCCTGTAATCGCTGTATCTAATGGAGTGATGTCAAAAAAATCATTACCATAGTATAAAAACAAACCTTGTGATGTTCCTATAGCTGTATATTTTTCACCAGCAAAAGAAGTAAAAGCATGTTGCTTTCTAGCTGCTCCTGGTAAAGTTAGAGATCCAGCAGTTAATTGACTCCAACCACCTATTTTTTCAGGTAGCCCATATCTAAATCTTACAAAATCACCATCTGTCCATTGACCTTCGGCACCAGATTCTGTGTCTTGTTTGTTAAAGCCAGGCTTGAAATTTAATTTTTGTAGCATATAATAGCTTATATATCAGTTTTATAAAGAATGAAAGTATCATAATTATGGACCATTTAGAAGCAATTGTCGAATTAAAAAATATAGTTAATACTGATTTTTGCAAAAATATAATGGCTCTTATAGATAAAAAAGCTATTAAAAATCTCACCATAGGAGCAGGTGAAGTTAATAAAGATATAAGAAATGTTAAAGGATATTCTTTAAATTTACAAACTCCAACTAATTTATTTTATTGGAACTATGTAAAGTCTGAAATAGAAAGATTATATATTCATTATAAAATTAAATTTCCTAAAATGGAAAGTAATAAAATCAATCAAATTGATTTGTTAAAATATAAGCCAGGGGGAAATTATAAAATACACACAGATCACTTTAGTACCACAGCGAGAGCATTAAGTATTATTATAAATTTAAATGATAATTATAAAGGAGGAGATTTAGTTTTTACAGATCAAAAAGAAATGGAAGTAAAAAGAATTAAATTACAGAAAAATTCTATTGTTTTTTTTCCGAGTAATTTTTTATATCCTCACATAATTGAACCAGTATCGAAAGGAACAAGGTATAGTATAGTAGCCTGGTTACAGTAATGAATTTAAAAATTAATAGAATAATTAAAAATTGGAAAGATGCAGGTAAAATAACGTACACTAAAAGTGCATTTATATTAAACCGGGGAGGGCCAGGAAGAAGATTTGCTTCGCAAAATTCAAATTTTGAATTATGGAAAGAAGCTTTTAAACAATTTAATTTATTTCCTACAGAAAAAGATCCTCTCTATGGAGATTTATTAATGAACCACTATCAAGATGATAGCTTTACACATATACATCAAGATGATGCTAAAAAAGGATGTGCGCATATCAGAGCTAATCTTATGATAAAAAAACCTAAATCTGGTGGAAATATAATTATAGATAATAAAATTTATGAAGTAGAAGTAAATGATCTTTGGCTTGTTATAGCTTCTATGGAACAACATGGATCTACTCCAATAAAAGATGGAGAAAGATTAATATTCTCTTTTGGAGCTAGTATAAAAAAAGAAGAACTAGAAAAAATTATTAAATGAATACAATAATAAAAAACTTTATCACTCCACAGGAATTAAGTTTATTTCAAAAATATTGTTACAATAGATTGGATGCAAATAAAGACTATTTAATAGACAGTCAATCTTTTTCACCTGCTTGGTATAATGATTCTCTTATGACATCTCTGTTAGATATTAAGTTACCTTTGGTAGAAAAAAAATCTAATTTAAAATTGTTTCCAACTTATGCATATTGGAGATACTATGTTTATGGAGCTAAATTAGATAAGCACACTGATAGACCTGCATGTGAAATAAGTGTCACCGCCTGCATAAAAAAATATGACGACTGGCCTATTGTTGTTGAAGGCAAGTCTTTTGAATTAGAAGAAGGCGATGCCGTGTTATACACTGGATGTGATCAAAAACATTGGAGACCTGGAATCTATGAAGGAGAAGGTATGGCACAAGTTTTCTTACATTATGTAAATCAAAAGGGTCCTTACAAAGACCACGCATATGATAAAGTATTAAACAACAGATGAATTTTAGATTATTTGATATAGTTGAAACAGAAAAATTTCAATTTGTTAGAATCCATAAAAATGGAAATGGTAGTGTTGTTAAATGTATTCAAAATAATTTTAAAAAAGAAGACATATTTTATGTTCATCATCTTTCTAAAAAACCAAGATTTTGTATAATCAGAGATCCTTACGAAAGATTTTTATCAGGTTTAAAATGGGACTTGTGGTTAAATAAAGTAGATATTAAAGATATAGATATAAAACAATTATTTACTTCAAATGAACATCACATAAGAAATAGTATTACTGGTCATATTAATCATAGCACTTCACAAATTCCGTATTTATTTAATGTTCAATGCAGTCATTATATAGATCTACCTGATTTACATATATTTTTAAAAATGCATTTTGGTAAAAGTGAGTATGAAAATAAAACTCCTCTTCATAGCCTTAAAGATAAAGATATTGAAAAACATATAAATAAAGACGAAGTTATGGAATATTTACATTTAGATTATTATGTGTATAATAGTATTAAAAGATCACCATTCTTATGGGAATGGCAACATGGAAAGATATTTTAAATAGATATGATAAAAGTAATAAAAAATGTTTTAACATTAGAAGATTCTTTTGAATTATATCAAGGTCTTATTGGTCAAAATATATGGAATCTTAATAGAGCCTCTGCACCAGGAAAACCAAGAGGAGCTTTTCCAGGTGTAGTGTTTTTAGAAGATGGTGAAGTAATATATAATAATGCTTACTGGATTGGATATTTTAATTGTTTATATGATAGAATAAATCAAAAATTACATGAACAACACAATTTTAAATTAACTAGAAAAATAAAACGAATAGCATTAAATGCTCAGAATGATAATCACTACACAGAATTTCATGTTGACAAAGATACTTCCCATTACAGTATCGTAGGATTTTTAACACCACAATGGGCTGAAGACTGGGGAGGTGAACTAAATATTGAAGGTGAAATATTTAAATATGCACCTGGAGATTTTGTATTATTTGATTCAAATAAACTACATAAATCACAAGAAATAAAAAAAATACCTTATTGGAGAATATCTGTAAGTTACCTGACATTATATGAATAAAGTGCAAGAAAAAACAGTAAATATTACCAATTTTATTGGCGTGTATGATGGCTACATCACTAAAGAAGAATGTAATAAAGTTATTCAATTATTTGAAAATGAAAACAAATTTAACAACACAGTTAATAGAATAGGTTCAGAAAAAGCTTCTATACTTCAAAAACAAGACCAACAATACTTTGCCGCGTCAGGTAATTTAGATGTTTGGTGGGAAGATTTAAAGGCTGTAATTTTTAATTTTGATTTAGCTTGGAATCATTATATAAAAAATACTGGAGCATCTGAAGTTTATGATCATGAACAACTTAAATACACCAGTTTAAAAATACAAAAAACTTTACCGACAGAAGGTTATCATGTTTGGCATATTGAGCATGGTGCGAGGTTTACTGACGCAACAAGAGCTTTTGTTTTTTCAATATATTTAAATGATGTAGAAGAAGGTGGAGAAACAGAGTTTTTACATTTTTCAAAAAGAGTAAAACCTAAAACAGGTAGAATAGTTATCTGGCCAGCTGCTTTTCCATATTTACATAGAGGAAATCCACCATTGTCTGGTGAGAAATATATCTTAACTTCTTGGATGATGCTTTAATGATTAGTTTATTAACCAAAAATAATAAATTAAATGAAGTCAAAAATAGTTTAACTATTACTTATCCAAGAACCATAAATATAATATATGGAAATTATCCTTATCCTCATGTAGTTCATAATTTTATATTAGATATAAAAAATAATTTAGATCCTGTTATGGAAAATTATACTAATGTAAAAGGAGGAATGACTAGTTGGGATCATTATATAGATAATGATAATTTTAAAGGTTTTATAGCTTATTTAATAAATAATCATCAAACTACTCATCCTGAAATTTTTGAATATTTTTTAGAAAAAAATACTATTAAAGAAGCTTGGGGAAATGAAATAAAAAAACAAGATAGTTTAAACTATCACACACATCCATGTCTACATGGTATTTTATATTTAACAAAAGGATGCGATTTAATTCTTCCTCAATTAAATTTAAAAATATCCCCTGAACCAGGTGACTATTATATATTTCCTCCAGAAATATTACATGGATTTGATATGTGTCAAGAAGATACCAATAGATATAGTTTGATATTTAATATTATACAAAAATATAATAGATTTGAATTTGATAAAAAATTAACTGCTATATGATGTAGGTCTTGCACCTAATCTAGCAATTTTGTCATCTGCAGTTTCATCTTCAATATTATCATTATCCCAATCAGATTGTAATTGAGCTAAGTGAGCTGAATCCCATCTAGTAGTGAAGTCTGTAAAATCACCTAGGTTTGCATCTTCCCAGCTAGAGTGAGGAGTATCATCTTTGTATTCTACAGTGTCACTTATATTAGATGTTCCATATTGAATAGCCCAAATGTTTGAAAACTTACCTTGTGACCAAAAAGAATCATCTGAGATAACATATCCAACACCTTCAGAAGCACCTTCAGCATGATTTTTAATTACTGCTTTGTCTTCAAATACTACTGTCCATTGTGCGTTTGTTGTCATAATCTCTCCTACGTCTTGATAATATAAATTACTGTTAAATAAGGTTGTAAAACCGAAGTTGCATCACCTGAAAAATTAGCACTCATGTTGTGAGAGTGACCTTGTCCAGAACCTGCATTACCTGTACCACTGTTACTAGCTCCAGGTTGGTAGTTAGGTCCTCCACCAAAATTTGATTGTCTTCCACTACTACCACCTCTACCTGGGTGTGCGTGAGAAGCAAGTTGTGCAGTTGATAAAGTTGCATTCGCTGTTGAACCAGCAACGTTTCCAGTTGAAGTAACTGTGTTTGCTCCACCAGTTGATGCTAAAGCTTTATTATTAGATTTTCCAACTGCTACATTA